ATAGACGATGCACCTGTTGTTGACACAGCTGGCAGCACACTTAATCCGGTCGGCGGCTCGGCACCATCATCCACACCAAGCACCTTGACAGGACTCGCTAATGTTCCGGCAAACGCTAACGTGATGGCAGCCGCCGTCGTTTCGCTATGTGCCTGACTTAAATAAATCGTATCGCCAGCCGCATCAATCGCCGCAGCCCCCGCAAGCGTAGCTTTTGACAACGCCCAGGTCGAACCATTATCAGCATCCGATCCATCGGTAGATCGCACATAAAGATTAGCCATTGAGTATTTCTACAGACCGCCCCGCCGCAATCAACCCAATCGCTTCGTACATGTTAACCGCCGCTATTACGTCGGGATTGGTTAAATGGATTTCTGTGGTGACATCAAAATCAGTTAAACGCGTGCGGAGCTGGTCTTTTTGTTCATCCGTTAACAAATTGCTCGTTTGATAATTGGCGTTAAAATCATCGATTAACACGCGCTCATCAAACGTAAATAGTTGTCTAAATTGATATTTAGTGAGCGGGATTGAACCAATGCCCGCCGCAACCAAACTAGCGTCCGCTTCCATCAATTCTGCTGTGATGCGTGCCGCCCGCTCGGACATCACAACATCACAATCTATTCCGGAATCTGCTAAATATTCAAAGGCCATGACACGGCCATCTGATATATAGTGACGCTCAACAACCGGCACACGCCCGTCGACTTGCGCCGCTTGCGCGGCGTATTGGCTGCTAATGATCGAGGTCATTACGCATTCGCCTCGGTACGCGTCCATGTGTTAATCGTGATTGTTTGCCCGCTGGCAATACTCGTGTTATCGAGCGTTAGGTCGCCACCGCCACCTGTTGCTGTCACAGAACCCTGCTCGTGGCACGTTGACCCCGCACTGTCATAGATTCGATAGTGCGCTGCCGTACCGGTGCCCGATGCCGTGCCGGTCCAGGTGCCCGCTTTGGCCTTAGCACCGGCCGACGCAGCCCCCAACCAATCCGACGGCAGCGTCAATTCAGCTAACAGTGTGCCGCTGGCCGCTGTCGCACAGTCGGCAGGCTGCGCGCCGGTCCTGATTTGCAGTTTAGGCGCAGTGCCGACCGTTGTTTCAACTGCATCCGCTTTAGCGTTGCGCACAGCAACCGATAACTGAATAGCCATAATAACCGCCGCTTAAACTAAAATATTGTCTATCGTTGAAATAATAACCGGCTCACGTACGACCAGCGGCTCAAGACCTGCGCGACTGCGCCCTTCGTTTAATAGCGCGGTAGTCACAATCGTTTGCGCTTCGACCATTTGGCGATAGTTCATGTTTTCGTATACTACGCTTGCCGCTCCGTACACTTGATCGGATTCAACATCAACCGCAGTAATGCTGACTGTCACTTTGATATTGCCTTGCTCTGGATTACCCATTTTTTACCTCTTTTTAAATTAAACAAGTGCGGGGCTAACCCCGCACAGATTTTTAAACCGGCGGATTAAGCGTCGGCATGCTATGCGCATGACCCAAAATCGCCACGGCCGACAGCACCGCTGCCGACGCGTTGTTAACAGGTGTAATCGTTAAGCGCGTGTAACGCTTGTTACCGATGTAACCTAATTTTCTAGTCTCGTTATCGTCATCAAACTGAAACGCGGCCAGCGCTTCAGTGCCAAGCAAATTGGCATCCGCAACAGCAGCCGCATCGGATAAGTTTGACGCGTCACCCTCTTCAAGCAGCACAGTAAACGTGCAATCGGCATCGGCAATTGAGCCAGTCGCGATGACATAAGTTAACGAGTCATAACCCTGTTTATCGATGATTTGCCCGACCTGCGCCGTGTTATCGGCAACAGAGACCGGACTAATCACGCGCAGCGGATGGATACTATTAAATAAATCTCTCATGGTGTCTCCTTAGGACGCTGCGAATTTCATCAGTTTGATGGCCTCAAAATTTTGCACCCCGCCGCCGACGCGTTTGGTGGTGTGGAATTTTGTGTAGCCCTTTTTGGTTAAATTGTCGCGGATTACCGCAACACCGCGACGATCGACAATCAAATACCCTCGCTGGAAGTTTCCAAATGCAATTGAAAAACTGTTCGCGGCAATATCTGGCATATAGTCATCCGTTTCAACTGGATAACCGAGCAACGTATCAGAAACCCCCGCTTGTAACCCCGGCGTCCAGATGTATTGATCATTGGCATCTTTGATTTTACGCACAGCGGCGACGGTTAAATCATTCATCAGCCAGCTGGCACCGTTGCGATACGAACGACGTAACGCATGCACTAAATTAATCAGTGCGTCGCCCTCATCCGTATGGAAAGCACCGGACGCACCGGAAGCAATATATCCGAGCTTGCCCCAGGCATAACTAGAGTTAGCAACGTTCGTATAGGTCAATAAACCGCGCGGCTTTTTGATGCCGTTACCGTTTAAAAAGGCATCGCCTTCGAGCTCGGTAAACGTTATTTGCACCTCTTCAGACAACCAACTCTCGATGTCAACCACTGAATCTTCCAGCATATCGTTAGTTGCCCACGGCTCGGCATATAGCTTGCCAGGCACAAAATCTAACTCACTGAATTTTGGCGCATTGGTTTCAGCCGAATCTTCGGTTTCGCCAATCCAGCCACCGGCCGCACCGGTGGTCACGATTGGCTTTTTATATGAACTGGAACCAATCGCGACCACCCTAGCTAGTCTACGCATTGATACATCACGACTAACAACCCGGTCTATCATGCTCTCAACTTGTGTAGGCACTAACACACCGCCGTCAGGGTCGCTGCCAATTTGCATGGCTTTACGTTCTATTTCTGACAATCCGTCGTCATGGCCCTTCCTAAAATACGCTTCAAACGCTTTTTTATGCTCGACCTCATCGTCTGACATTTCGCCGTTTGGCCCGGGATTTTTACGCTGAGATTTTTTAATGACGCTTTCGATCTCTTTGGATAGCTTAGTCAGCTCAGCATTGATCTTGTCAACTTTTTCCACCGTATCGACCGGCGCGTAACCTTTTTTTTCGACCGCATCAAGGCGTGCATCATTGGCGCTTTTAAACTCTTCAAAAGCACGCCCCTGCTTTTCGATCAGGTCGTTAATGTCTTTTAGCTCTATGTCACCCATACCGGCGATCATGACGCCCGCGTAAACCGCATCATCAGCGGAGACCGTATAACCAAACAGGCTTGCCGTACATAACAAAACGGCCAGGAACAACCCCACCGCAGACCTTAGTTTCATTCTCATAAAATTACCTATTTATATTTTTGAATTGAGCGCTGTAACAGCGCGGACATCCGTTTTAGTTCGTCGCTATTAACATCATCGTTAGTTCGCAACGCTCTGAAGCCCTTTGCTATCGCAATCTTGGCTTCTTTTTGTGACAGTCCTAGTACATCGCGTAAGGTCCGTTCAAGTTCGTGGTCGTTCATATCGGCCGCACTTTTTACGCTGCCGACCCGCGCTTTAGAGTTAGCCGGGAAGGTGACTAGCGAGATTTCGACAACATCAATTTTTTTAATCAGTCGCTCATACGGGTCATTTTTACCCGCCCGCTCAGCCTCGCGCACATAGTACCCAATTGACATGCCATCCAACGCCGCGCGAGGTTCCATTTTCATCAGTGCATAGGCCTCTTGGCCGCGCGGCGTTTCTGCTAATTTGCCGGTTGTTTTTAGTCCAAAATCGTCCTCATAAAGCTCGGTATAGACACCAACCGGCGTAAAATCATCGGCATTGATACCCCATCCGCCATGCTGCATTAACATCGCAGGCCAATTTTGTTTGCCGTTTTTTACGTCGTCTAAAAAGGCACTAAAAGCACCTTTTTCGATGACATCGCCGTAGCTGTCAACATTGCCAAACACCGCACCATAGCCCGAAAACTCCATTGCTGCACTAGATGCCAAAAGCTTGCATTCAGCAACGGCTAAGCGCTTTACTTCAGGTGCAGCGACTGCATTTTTAAACTGTCGTTTCATTGGGCTTCCTGGTGTCGTCTGCATTTGCCGATGTGTCGTCGGTGGGGTCAATCATATTGAGCGGAACTCGGTATTGTTCGCCGCCTTCGTATGGGTTAAGGTCTTCAAAAGCGCGCACTTCATTCGGATTAATTGCGCCGACGTTGTACAGCTTGGTGTAAAAATTGGATCTCGCCTCAGCCGTCATCGCCAGTAAAGCGTTGCGTGTATATTTTGTAAAATAGCCTGCTTGCAGCTCGTCATCAGTCAACAAATTACAATCTGCCGACTGCTCAATCCGCGTTAGCCACGGCCCAAGTGTTTGACGAAGATGAATTAACACCATTTGCTCTGCACTTGCATAAGTCGTTGTTTTGTCGGCATGACCAACCATAATCGGAAGCACCTTGAATGCCCGACACACTTCTTCGACCTGGAATCTTCTATTTTCAAGATGTTGTGCGTCCGTATTGGGCATACCCATAGGTGCCCACTTCATCCCTCCCCACATCACGGCAGTTTTGTAGGCGTTTTCTACACCCTGGTGCCGATCTTCCCAGCTTTCGCGTAGGGCTTCCCGTTGTTCCTTTTGCAGCATAGACTCAGTCGATAAAATGCCGCCGACTGTTGCACCGTTTCTAAACATCCGGCTGCCGTGCTCTTCCAGAGCCAAAGCCAGACCGACCGCTTCGCGCATTAAGCGGATGCCGTCTAACCCTTGATAACCGTTCCAGCTTGGTCCGCGCAGATGCCATATTTCACCCGACGGCACCTCTTCGCGATGACCATCAGCGAGCGTTAAAACATAACGATGCTCATCCTTGGCTCGCTTCAAATCAACACAATGCGGCTCAAAAGGGATCAACTCAACAATATTGCCCCTCACTTTATTGAGCCAACAATACGCGTTGTTGGTCATAACTAAATGCATGCCAAGCTGCTCACGCAATTCGAATGCTGTCTGATGTTCGTTGGGCTTGGTTTTTAACAGCTTATAAACTGGATGTTCCGGCACCGGCTCGCTGCCACCACCGGCTACTTTTTTATAAACAGCACACGGTAATTGCGCGATGTCTTCAGCGATGATACGCATGCATGCCTGTGCGGTCGTGTATTGCAACGCCGATTTCCAGGTAATCGAAATGCCTGATTTTGAGGCCGCTTGCCCGAGTAAAACCGACCATAACTCGCTAGACGAGTCAATGCTTTGTTTTTTTTGCCACGGCCACGCGCGTTCCTTCGTCCAAAAATTTGCCATTACCAAAACTCGCAGCCTACGTCGATTACCGGGTCACTCATGACCATTGCACGCCCAACCGCCATCATAAGAGCGACAGCCGGGTCAATTTTTTCTGATGATTTGTTTTTAGCAGGCTTTATGTTACCCGCCGGATCTTGATCAGCGACGACGTTTGA